GCTTTTACCAATCTTGCGTGAGAACTTGGATATAGTTCTGCCATTTTTTCCAACTGCTGTTTGTGTTCTTCTTTTAAATTTTCAAATAGTGTTTTCATAATAGTTTAAATAAAAAATCCCTTCCAATTCAAACGAGGTCAGTCGTAAGGTCAGAAGGGAATTAGTTATGTTTCGGTTTAGAGTTCTGACCAACTCGTATGCAAATATAGTAATTTATAATTAATAAACAAATTTATTTTTTAATTCTAAATTCATCCAAATCTTTGTTCCATTTGATCCGCAATCTTTCACGCTCTTTACTTGGAACTGATATAGGCAATACAACCGCCACATCGTCTATAAATGCTTTAGGTCTGCCACCTAAATTTTTTTCTTTTTTCATATTATTTTACCTTTTACGTTATCCAATTCGTTTTGTAGTTTCAATTTATAGTTTGGCAATAATTGTCCTTTTGAGTTATAAACTTCATGCAAAGTTATTTCAAAAAGTATAAAATCACATTCACCTGTTTCGGGTGGATTAAAATAATTACCGGTGCATGGCTTACGATAAACCTCAACCTCAATTTCAAAATCAACAACAGCAATAACATTGAAATCATTATCGTAAATTTCAAAGCCTTTGGAGTTGATATAGTAATCAAACCAATTATAGTTCTCATTACAAAAATCTTTGATGCTGTCTAATATTAGTTTTTTCATAGGATAGATGTTAAAATTAGTAATGCAAAAAATAATATTGCTATTCCAATAGCGCATTTAAATCCGGTCTTTAAGACAAAGTCTAATTCTTTTTTTTCTTGATCTGTCATAATTTTTCTATTTCGTTTTTAACTTCAACCCAATATTCTTTTGTGTTTTCATCTATTTTTTGGTAATTTGGAGGCATAGTGTTTATACTTGTACTGCGTTTTATTATTTCATTAACTGCTATTAAGGCTGCTTTTTTAGCCATTTTATTAGTCATAAGTAAATAGGTAATCTTCATTTCAATTACTTCGTCTATTATTATATTATTATACATTTTGTATAATTCAAATGCTTTTTCTTTTGGTGTCATTTTCTTGTAAATTCAATATTAAACAATCCGAAATCAAAACTTCGAGGCTCTACATAAACAGGGAAGCGATAGTTGTACATTTCTTTTATTTCTGAAGCACGTTTTTTAAAACTGCTCTTGTGTTTCTGTGGTTGTGATAAATCTACTAAATCGTAGTTCACATTTGCCATGTCTATTCCTAAACTTTTGGCCTTGTTATAGAATTTTTGTTTTGCTCTGATACTCATAATTAATATAAAAATCGGGTTAAAAAATATAATGCAATAAATCCAATTGCATAAACTTGGTACTTTTGTTTTAATAAAAATGTTTTCATGTTAGTTTGTTTTAAAAGTTTCGTTATAATATTGTTCTTTACTTATAGGATTATTAAAATAAGCATTGTTAAAACCTTGCTGATAACAATTAATAATCTGTTGCTTTTCTAATTCAAAAAATTTATAATAATCATTTATAAACTTTCTTCCTTCCAAAGTATTTGTATTAAATAAATTTGGGTGTTCAATCTCTAACTGACTGAATAGTTCTTGCATTGCTGTTTTCATAATTTTTGGTTTTAAAAGCGGATATTACACCGCTTTATTTTCTAATTGACAAATTTTATTTGCGAATATTAGCATAATATGAACTTTTTCTTTATTCCATTCATCAGCTGTTATTCCTAATGCTTTAGCCATTTTTACACATTGTTTTCTGAAGTTAACATCATTTACTAAATCTGTTCTTCTTTTGTATTCTGCTTTAATCATTTCTTTTGGTGTCATAATTTTTGATTTTTTAGTTAATAATTATATGCAAATATAGTTATTTATAATAAACTACCAAACATTTTTCTAATTATTTTTTATATATCTTTGTTTTTATGAAGCAGCCAAGAGTTTTAATTCAAACTGAAGATGATCAGGAATATAGAAATTTCGATTTTGTTATCTCTGATGTCAATGGTTGTTATGTGATTGACAGCGAGACAATGTGCTTAGTTATAAAAGGAACTGATTTTATATTGGAATTTAATGGCGAACTATACGATGAGGTTAAAAAAAATATAGCGATTAGAAATCTAATGAATAAAAATTAAATGCTTGAAGAATTAGCAAAGCGGGATAAAGATTGGCGCAAAATGGCATTTCATATTTGTAAAAGCCATGATACCGCTGACGATATTGTCCAGGACATGTATCTTAAATTTGCTAATTACGATAAAAAGGTCAATGATTTTTACATTTACTTTGCAATCAAGTCCATTTGGCTTGATAAACTAAAGGACAAAAAAACAAAAACAGTTGAACTAATTGATAATTGTAATACCTTTGCTGATACTTACGATTTTGAATTAGACGAAATAAAAGAAATAACATTAAAAAAAGTCAAACAATTACCTTTTTTTGAACGTGAGCTTTTAATAGTAACAACTCAAGAGATGAGCCAACGAGAACTATCTCGGCAAACAGGTATAAATCTTTTAGTGATTCAGAAAACGGTTAAAAAAACAAAAGAACAACTATGGGAAGACGTAAAAAAATTACAGGAGCGGGAGATATAATAGCATCCATAACCGAGGCAGTAGGAATTGAGCCATGTGATAGCTGCAATAAAAGAAAAGAGAAATTGAATAATCTTTTCCCGATTGGCGCATTGGAATTAGAAGCTGATGAAAGAGAATATTTAACCACATTATTCGCATCCAATCCAACGGAACTAAATAAAGAAATGCAACATAAAATCTCAAGCATATATTTTAGATGCTACCGAGTGAAGCCATTTGATCCATGCACTAATTGTCCTGGGGTTTGGAAGTCGTTTATTAAGAAATTAAAGAAGCTTTTATGATATTAGAAAAAATACAGAATGTTAAACTTAACCCAAACAATCCTCGTTTAATTAAAGACGATAAGTTTAAAAAGTTAGTTCAGTCTATAAAAGACTTTCCCGAAATGCTAAACATCCGGCCTATTGTAGTTAATCAAGATATGATTATACTCGGTGGCAATATGCGATATAAGGCCTGTAAAGAAGCCGGATTAAAAGAAATACCTATTATTGTAACTGACCTAACTGAAGATCAGCAAAGAGAGTTTTTAATCAAAGACAATACAAGCGGTGGCGAATGGGATTGGGAAGTATTAGCTAACGAGTGGGATACAGAACAATTAGAAGCTTGGGGGTTAGACTTACCGATTGATTTTAATACTGAAGTATTAGAAGCCGAAGAGGATGACTTTGAAGTTCCTGAAGACGGTATTGAAACCGATATTGTACTTGGAGATTTGTTTGAGATTGGAGATCATCGATTGCTTTGTGGCGATAGCACACAGACCGATACTTTTGAAAAGCTAATGGATGGTCAACTTGCAGATATGGTTGTAACAGACCCGCCATATAACGTTGCTTACGAGGGAAAAACAAAAGATGCTCTTACTATTGAAAACGATTCGATGGGGAACGATGATTTTTATAAGTTTCTTTATGATTTTTATACTGCTCTTACTACTGCAGTAAAAAAAGGCGGTGCAATTTATGTTTGGCACGCTTCATCAGAAATTATAAACTTTGGAAAAGCGATGGTAGATGCTGGTTGGCTTTTAAAACAACAGTTAATTTGGGTGAAAAATACAATGGTAATGGGAAGACAAGACTATCAATGGAAGCACGAGCCTTGTCTATATGGATGGTTAAAAGGAGATAGCCATAAATGGTATTCAGACCGAAAGCAAACAACCGTTATTGAATGGGATAAACCACAAAGAAATGGAGAGCATCCTACAATGAAACCAATAGGACTATTTTCATATCAAATAGAAAATTCATCAAAGCAAGGAGATATTGTAATAGATGCTTTTGGAGGTTCAGGAACTACAATGGTAGCTTGTGAGCAACTAAAAAGAAAAGCTTATGTTATAGAATACGATCCGAAATACTGCCAAGTAATAATTGATCGAATGAAAAAGTTAGATCCAACACTTGAAATAAAACGCAATGGCATACGACAGAATTAAAATATTTGAACAGGCAAAGGAAATGGTAGTTAAACATAAATTGTTTTTTATGGATGAAGTTCCTGACTTTTTGCCTTGCAGTCGTTCAACTTTTTATGATTTTTTTCCTAATAATTCGGATGAATTGGATAGCTTAAAAGAGTTAATTTCAATTAACAAAACTCAAATTAAAACATCAATGCGATCCAAGTGGTATCAATCTGACAATCCAACTTTGCAAATGGGATTGATGAAATTAATATCCACTCCTGAAGAGCTGCGCAAACTATCCATGACTCACAATGCAGTTGAAGAAGTTGAAAAACCAATATTTAAAACAATCGATTTAGATGTTGACCAAAACGACAGCGCAGAATAAAATAAGCAATCTTAAAAAGCGGGTGCGTATTGTTCAAGGTGGAACTTCTTCATCAAAGACCTTTAGCATTATCCCTTTGCTTATTCAATATGCTATTCAAACTCCCAACAGCGAGATATCAATAGTAGCTGAAAGCATACCGCATTTAAGGCGTGGTGCAAT